ATGGCCATCAATAATACACCCGTGCCCGATGCGCGGTTGAACATGAAAATCCGTAGCCTTTTTCTGGACCATTTGGCGCAGACCGCGAATGTGGCGGCGTCGGCGCGCGCGGCGGGGGTGTCGAGCAATGCGGTCTATGCCGAGCGGCGGCGGACGCTGGCTTTTCGCGACGCATGGGCGCTGGCTTTGGCGGAGGGCTATGCCCGGTTGGAGACCGATTTGCTGGCCGAGGCGCTGCAGACGCCGAGCGGCCGAACTGCCGATGGCACGTTAAAAGCACGGGCGCAAAAGCATCGTCTGGCGATTGCCTTGCTCAGCACGCATCGTGCTTCGGTCAAGGGGGGTGCGTCCGTTGCGCCTGCGTCCAAGCCTGCGCAGCCAGATTTGGCGACGTTAAAGGCGCAATTGGTCCTGAAGCTTACGCAGATGCGGCAACGCGCCGAAGAGCGCGCGGCGGCGCGTGGCGAAGTTGAACCCGAACGTGCAGGGGCGCCCAATGCCGATGTGTAATGCGCAGGCGTTGTTGGCGTTACCGCATGATCAGATGGTCGAGGTCATCCGCCGCTGGAACCGGAAAAAAATGACCGAAACGCAAAGCTGGAATTTTTGGGCGCGCGATGATCAGGCTGCGCCTTTGGAGGATTGGCGCGTCTGGCTGGTGATGGCGGGGCGTGGTTATGGCAAGACGCGCATGGGGGCGGAATGGGTGCGCGCCTTGGCAGCGCAACATGCCGGTGCGCGCTTTGCATTGGTAGGCGCAACCTTGAATGAAGCGCGCGCCGTGATGGTCGAGGGCGAAAGCGGCCTTTTGTCGCTGCCTTATTCCGAGCGCCCCATATGGGAACCGAGCCTGCGCCGTTTGACATGGGCGAATGGCGCAATGGCTACTTTGTTTTCGGCCGCAGAACCCGAAAGCCTGCGCGGGCCGCAGCATGATTTTGCCTGGGCCGATGAAATTGCCAAATGGCCCAGCGGGATCAAAGCGTGGGACAATCTGATGCTTGGGCTTCGGCTTGGCGAGAACCCCCGCGCGATGGCGACAACGACGCCGCGTCCTGTGCCTTTGGTGCGGCGGCTTAACGCAGAAAAGGGCGTGGCAATCACGCATGGGCGCACAACGGACAATGATATGAATTTGCCGCCGGACTTCATCGCATCGGTGCGCGCGATTTATGCGGGAACGCGGTTGGGGCGGCAGGAATTGGATGGCGAACTGATCGCCGATGCGGCTGGCGCATTATGGTCCCGCGATTTGCTGGAACGGCAACGCGCAAGTGCTGCACCCGAATTGAAACGTGTGGTCATTGGTGTGGACCCGCCGGTTTCGGAAAATGGCGACACCTGTGGCATAGTCGCGGTCGGGTTGGGCGTTGATAAAAACGCCTATGTGCTGGCGGACCATAGCATCGCTGGCGCATCGCCCGAACGCTGGGCCCGCGCGGTCGCAGCGGCGGCCGAGGCGTGGCAGGCCGACCGCGTGGTGGCCGAGATCAATCAGGGCGGCAATATGGTCGAAACCGTGCTGCGCGCGGCGGACATTATGATGCCCATAAAGCGGGCGCACGCAAGCAAAAGCAAATCCGTCCGTGCCGAGCCGATCGCGACCTTATACGAAGCTGGACGGGTCTTTCATGTGCGGACATTTTTGGAACTGGAGGACCAGATGTGCGGCCTGATTGCAGGTGGCGGCTATGAAGGTCCCGGCCGCTCCCCCGACCGCGCCGACGCCTTGGTATGGGCCTTGAGCGAATTGATGCTCGGCAAAACTGAACGGGTGCCGCAGGTGCGCTTGCTCTAAGCAAAAGGACAAATATATGAATATCTTCGGTTGGAAATCAGCCGGGCGTGGGTATCTGCGTCCGGCCAAAACGCGTGTGCAGCAGGATCGTCTGCCGGGCTTGCGGGGCTATGCTTTGGGCAGCTTGGGCGAATGGCCCCGGCATTATGAAGCGCAGATGCGCGAAGGTTATTTGTCCAACGCTATTGCGCAGCGCGCGGTGCGGTTGATTGCCGAAGGATTGGCATCGGCGCCGCTGACCGCGAGCGATAAACGTGCGTTAGACTTGGTGCGCGCGACATCGGCGGGCCAAGCGTTGATGGAGACGGTGGCGACGCATCTGTTGCTGCATGGCAATGCGTATGTGGAGCTATTGTCGGGCAATGATGGGCGGCCAGCTGAATTGTTCGCATTGCGGCCTGAGCGCATGACGATAGAGGCCGACACGCGCGGCTGGCCCGTGGCCTTTGTCTATAAAGCGGGTCAAGTCGCGAGCCGTTTGCCCGCCGAAAATGTCATCCATATCCGGTCAATTCACCCGCTCGATGACCATTATGGGCTGGGCTGTCTCAGTGCCGCGTCGGGCGCGGTGGCGACGCATAATGCGGCGACGAAATGGAATAAGGCGTTGCTCGATAATGCGGCGCGGCCATCGGGCGCCTTGGTCTATGACATGGGCGACAGCGGGACGTTGAACGGCGAACAATATGCGCGGTTGAAGGAGGAGCTGTCCGCTAGTTTTCAAGGCGCGGGTAATGCCGGACGGCCGATGCTGCTTGAGGGCGGCCTGAAATGGCAGGCTATGGCGCTGACCCCGGCGGAGATGGATTTTGCCAGATTGAAGGAGGCGGCGGCGCGCGAAATTGCGCTCGCTTTTGGCGTGCCGCCTGTGTTGCTTGGCCTGCCGGGCGATGCGACCTACGCCAATTATCGCGAGGCCAATCGCGCGCTTTGGAACCAGAGCATCATTCCCTTGGCGCGCAAAATATTGGACGCGCTGGGGCAAGGGCTGCGGCCCTATTTTGACGGCCTGACATTGGGACTGGATTTGGACGCAATCCCTGCGCTGGCCGAGGATCGTGAGCGTTTATGGGCGCAAGTGGGCACCGCAGACTTTTTGACGACACAAGAAAAACGCGCGGCGGTGGGAATTGGGGCCATTGTGCCGCCAGCAGAGATATCGAACGAAACGGGTGCAACTGAATGAAATAAAATTGAAAAATCGTTAAAAATCAAACAAAAGATGGACGTAGAAATCGTTCAAAATTATCAAGTTCAATTAAAGCGACTGCATTCACTGGGGGCAACTTCGCAAAACCATACCGAACACAAAAGGGGAGAAGTAAAATGGACCCTCGCATACAAATGGGCGATATGCTCAACGGTATTGGACAGCATCTGGCCGACATTCTCGATGAGCACCCCGATGGCGCATATCTATATGCCGAAGTAGATGAAGGCTACTGCGAAGCTGGTGTTTTCTTCGATGAAGGCAAACAGGTGGTCTATTTTGATCCAAGTGAGGAACTGTTTGCCGCACTTCACGATCTGTGGGAGTTTGCCGAGGCGGATAAGAAATGGGCTGTGCTTCACTATGAAGTAAATGACGGCAAGTTCAACGCCCGCTTTTTATATCCTGATCAATTAGATCCGGAGGAATTCGGTTTTGAACGTCGAGAGCGCGCATTGCACGAGCGTTATGGCGACAAGCCTGTCATCTATCCCACGCCGGATGGAGATTACCGTGAACTGACATTGGACGATTTTCCCGACGACGATGATGAGAGTCCTGCGACCTAGCTGTCGTTTCATTTCCAAAAGATACAATGACCGCAAGTTGCCGTCTGCACCACACATGACGCTTCGAAGACCGCGTGACCGCTAACGGCGGATGTAGCCCGTTTGGGTCCGATTTACACATAGGAAACATCAATGATTGATAAGGAACTGCAAGGTCTGCTGGAGCAGGCCTCCGAAACCGGTGCGCGGCGTGCGCTGGCCCAGTTGGGGCTGGATGATGCCAGCGCCGCCAAGGATATGAGCGAATTGCGCGAGTTGTTGTCGGCATGGCGCGACGCTAAACGATCGGCACGCAAGGCAGCGATTGGCTGGGTCGTGCGCATGGTGCTGGCGATGTTGCTGATCGGCATTGCCTTCAGATTGGGGCTGCCCGGATTGGTCAGCCAATGAGGCTGGCGGGCTATGCCGCGATCTTTGATGCGCCGGACAAGGGCGGCGATATTGTCCGCAAGGGGGCGTTTGCGCGCGCGGCAAAAGCCGGCCTGCCGTTGCTGTGGCAGCATGACCAACGCCGCCGCATCGGCTTTGTCGAAAGCTTAAGCGAGGATGCACGCGGCCTGCGCGTTATTGCGCAGCTCGATGATGACAGCACTGTCGTGCAGGCGGGCAGCGGCCTGTCCTTCGGCTACCGCGTGCGTGCGATGCAGCAACAGGAATATCGGGAGCTTACCGACCTCGACCTCATTGAGGTCAGTGTTGTTACCACCCCGATGCAACCGCTCGCCCGTGTGCTGGCGGTCGAGGCGGGCGGCGCAAGCGCCAGAGAAACCACAAAATTCACGCAAGGAGAATGACATGGATTATGAAGTTAAAGCAGACAATCTTGACGCCGTTTTTGACGGGGCGGTGCCGGCGGTAGCGGTGACGCGGCCCGTTTTGTCCGGCGGCAAGGTCGCGGACCCCGCGCGCTCGGCTTTTGTCGATGGCTATTTGCGGCGCGGGTCGGAGGTGGAGCTGAAAAGCTTCACGGGTGTAACACCGGCCGATGGCGGCTTTGCCGTGCCGCGCGAAATTGATGAGGTCATCGACAGCGTGTTGAAATCCATCTCCCCCATTCGCGCGATTTCGACCGTGGTGCGTGTGGGGTCGGCGGGTTATCGCAAGCTTGTGACGCAAAATGGTGTGACATCAGGCTGGGCGGCGGAAACGGCGACGCGTCCGGAAACGGCCACGCCGGTTTTCAATGAAATCGTGCCAAGCTTTGGCGACCTTTTTGCCAATCCGGCGGCGACGCAGGCGATGTTGGATGATGCGGCATTTGATGTGGAGGCCTGGCTCGCGGATGAGATTGCATCCGAATTCGCTAAGGCCGAAGGCGCAGCCTTCATTAACGGCAATGGCATCAACCGCCCGCGCGGATTTCTAACCGCGCCGGTTGCCGCCACAAATGATGCGACGCGGCCCTTTGGCACGTTGCAATATGTGCCGACGGGGGTGGCGGGCGGCTTTGCCACGACCAACCCGCAAGACAAGTTGGTGGAGCTGGTGCACGCGGTCCGCGCGCCTTATCGCCAAGGGGCAAGCTGGGTGATGAATGCATCGACCTTGTCGATTATTCGCCGCTTCAAAACAAGCGATGGCGCGTTCATTTGGCAACCGGGCCTTGCCGCCGGACAGCCGGATACGCTGATGGGCTATCCGGTTATTGAGGCCGAAGACATGGCGGACATATCGGCGAACAGCCTGTCGATTGCCTTTGGAAATTTCAAGGCGGGCTATTTGATTGCCGAACGGAGCGAGACCAATATCTTGCGCGATCCGTATTCGAACAAGCCTTATGTCCATTTCTACGCAACCAAGCGCATTGGGGGCGCGCTGATTAACTCGGCGGCGATTAAGTTGATGCGCTTTTCCTTGACCTAAGAATTTTGGCCTCTGTCCGCATGATAAGGGGGCAGGGGCTTTTTGGTTATAAATTTACTAAATAAAACGCCAATATGGCAAAAAACGCGCAGCCAATGTTTTGCGTGTCCCCAAATTCAAAGGAATATCCGATGTTGAGCCTTGATCCGCTCGGCCTCGACAGCGTCATGCTGGCCGAGGTGCGGGCCTATGTGCGTGTCGATGCGGGCACTGATGACAATATGCTCGCCGCTTGCGCCACTGCCGCGGTTGAACATGCCGAGCAGTTTACGCGGCAGATACTGATCCGCCGTGGCGCCAAGGATATCGTCACAACAGGATCGGGCTGGCAAATATTGCAGGCGATGCCCGTGCAAGCGGTCGTGAGCGTGACGGGCATTCCGGCCGAGGGCGCCAGTTTTGCCTTGGCCGCGTCCGCATGGGAGGCAAAAATCAGCTCCCGCGGGGAAACTTATTTCCGCGTGCTGCAGCCGGGCAGTGCCGGGCGTGCGGAGGTATCGCTGATCGCCGGTCTATCGGCGAATTGGGCTAGCCTGCCGGAATCGCTTCGGCTTGGCTTGTTACGGCTGACGGCATATTTCTACAACAATCGCGACGCGAGTGATGATGCAGGGCCACCTGCCGCCGCACTGGCGTTATTGCTTCCGTTCCGCCGGGTGCAATTGGCATGAGCGGCGAATTTGCAGGCACGCTGCGCGAACATATCGTCATCGAAACACGGCTCAGCACGCGCGACAGCCGTGCAGGGGCGGTGGGCAATTATCGTTATGATGGGCAGGCTTGGGCCGCCGTATCGCCGCTCATGCCCGCCGACCTGACACGCGCCGATGCGCTGTCAGCGATGCCGCGATGGCGGGTGACAATCCGCAAACGCGAAGGCGTGGGCCTTGGCACGAGGTTGACATGGCGGGGCAAATATCTCGCAGTGCGCGCGGCGCTCAGCGATCCGCAAACGCCCGCGCAGATGCATCTGACCTGCGAAGAAGTGCGATGAAAACCGAACGCCTGACCGTCAAAGCCGACGCCTTGGGCGCGGCGTATGTGCAGCAAGTAACCGACAAGTTGATGGCAACCAAATTGCCGCCAGGCGTGCGCGCCGAACGCCGTGCGGACGGCGTGACTTTAGTGGCCAAAAACCTACGTCGCCGGATGCTGGAAGACGTGCAATTACGGAGTTTCGGACGATGAGTGATGCAGTGCAAGCCTTGCAAGCCGCGGCTGTGGCGGCGCTATCGGCGCATCCGGTGTTGGCGGCGCAATTGACGGGGATCTATGATGGCCCGCCGCCCCGCGCCGCCTTTCCTTATGTTGCGGTCACCGACGGGTTGGTGAGCGACTGGAGCACGAAGACGCAAAAGGGCCGTGAAATCCGTCTGGCGTTTACCGTGTGGGATGATGGCGAGGCTGCGACGCGGCTGGCGGACCTGATGGGCCATGTCGACGACGCCTTATTGGCGATCCCGCGCGACTTATCGGGCTGGCGAATTGCGACAGTGGTCTTCCTGCGATCGATGATCGTGCGCAATCCGGCGGGGCCATGGGCGGGGCTAGTTGAGCACCGCGTCCGGTTACTCGCAGTCTAACCCAAGCAATATTTTCTCCGCTGATGCGCGGACATTTTCGAAAGGATAGGAGCATATGCCAGTAGAAAGAGGAAGCGCCTTCCTGCTAAAGGTTGGTGATGGCGCGGCGACGCCCGTATACGCAACGGTCGCGGGCCTGCGCACCACGCAAATGTCGATCAATGGCGACCCCGTGGTCATCACCCATAAGGGCAGCGGCGCGTGGCGTGAGCTGCTGTCGGGCGCTGGTGTGCGGTCGGTGTCGGTGTCAGGGGCGGGCGTGTTTACAGGCTCGCTGGCCGAAACCCGGATTAAGAACAACGCCTTTTCGGGACAGTTGGATGATTATGAATTAAGCTTTGAAAGCGGTGAGCGGTTGCGCGGCAAATTCCTGGTCGCGCGGCTCGATTATGCGGGCGATTTCAATGGGGAACGGTCTTACACGCTGGCGCTCGAAAGTAGCGGAATGGTGACGTCCTTATGACGCGGTCCGCCAATAAGGCGCGCGGCGAGGCGTCGTTATTGCTCGGCAGCGGGGCCGTTGTTTTGCGTCCGAGCTTTGCCGCTTTGGTCGCAGCAGAGGAGGAATTGGGACCGTTATTTGCGCTGGTTGAACGCGCGGCGGCGGGCGAGATGAAGCTTTCCGAAATGGTCGGCTTATTCTGGCATTGCCGTCATGCAACCGACGCCGAAATGACGCGTGCCATGTTCAGCGAAAGCGTAACCAAGGCCGGGCTTTCGGCGATGACGCCAGCGCTGAAAATCCTGCTGGGTCAGATATTGAGCGGGCGATGAGCTTTGCCGATGTCGCGGCCCAATTGGCGGCGCGCACGGCCCTGATTTTGGGCTGGCGGCCCGATGATTTCTGGAACGCTACACCCGCCGAACTGCTGGGCATATTGCAGGCGCTTGCGGGCGACGGGGCAACGCCGCCCAGCGCGGACGCGATACATCAATTGATGGCGCGGTTTCCAGATAGCCCAAGCGGAGAGACATGATGGATGAAGAAATTGACCGGCTGGTGGTGTCGGTGCGTGCTGACACCCGCGCCTTTGCGCGCGACGTAGCCACGATGCGCGCCGAACTCGACGGGCCTTTTGCCGACGGGTTGGAACGCGCCGGATCGGCGCTAGAACGCGGGCTGACCAGCGCCATTCAACGTGGTAAATTTGGCTTTGACGATTTGCGCCGCGTGGCCTTGTCGGTGTTGTCGGAAATTGCGGCGGCCGCCATTCGTTCGGGCTTGAATGCAGGCAGTGGTGGGGGTGGCGGCAACCTGCTCGGCACCTTAGGGAATTTGCTCGGCAATGCATTGGGTGCGCCAGGTCGCGCGTCGGGTGGGCCAGTGTCGCCGGGCCGTGCCTATCATGTGGGCGAGCGTGGGCCTGAATTATTTGTCCCCACAAGCAGCGGGCGGATTGAGGCATCGCCTGCGGCCGGCGCACCAACTTATGTTCGGATGACAATAAACATATCGGATGCGCGCGGCACTGCGCCCGCTGCGCTTGAACGGTCGTCGCGTCATGTTGCGCGCGCGGTCCGCCAAGCCTTGGCGCGGGATTGAGCCATGGCTTATTGGCTCTGCGACAAAAGGCGGCAGCAAAAATCATCGCCGCTGATGCGGTTTGACCCCCGTTTTTGGACGGTGAACTTTCCGCGCCCGATGATGGCATCGGTGGTAACCACTGGCCCGGAATCCTTGCGTGCAGAAGCGGTGTTTTATCGCGGCAATGATCTGGCGGGCCTCATCTGGGACAGCGTGGACGCTTGGGATCACCCGTTGCTCGCTTATGAAACCAACCGCGATTACCGGCGGTTGACGGTTAGTTTCCGGTGGCGGTCTGAAGGCATCATGCCGTTGGATGCTATCAACGGCCCGACACTGACCATATCTGGCCGCGATGCCCAAGGTGCAGCCAAAAGCTGGTATGTCCGCTTGTGGAATTATGCCGTCGGCACGCCGCAGGATGCGGAAATCGTCCTCGATTTTAGCGACCTTTCTGGTGGGTTTTTATTGCCACAAGAGGGCGACCCTGTGTTCGCGGGCGACATTGACCGGATGTTTATATCGCTCGTTCCACCAAGCTATACCGGCCAGCCCGGCAGCTTGCGCACACCGGCAGAAGGCTGGGTCGAATTGAGCGAAATCCGCTGCGATGGCGCGGGCGTGATGTTGGATATGGGCGATGTGATGATCCCCGAACATGATCTGAAAATGGCGACGGGATATGATGATGCTTATAACCAGACGCCCGCGCGTCTGATGCGGCAAATTCTTGCCTTGGGCTATCGCGGGGCGATTAACCATTATGTCGGCATGAGCCATTATTTTCGGCTCGAGCCGCTGGGCAATGCGCATTATGTTAGCCTCACGGGCGGCGCGTTGAATATGCCCTGCATCGCTTGGCACCGCAGCTTTGCCGCGCAGGCAAAGGCGCTGGGGTATGATCTGATTTTCTCGTTAAGCTATGAATTGTTCGACGCGCATTGCTGGAATGATTGGAAGCAACGCGCCTTTAATGGGGATCCGGCGCTCACGGCTTGGGAACCGCCCTCGGCTTTGTTATCGCCCGCGCATGGCGGCGCGATCAATTATCTGAAGGCGGTGGCACGGGCCTTTGTCGCGATATTGAAAGCCGCCGGATTGCCGGTGAAATTTCAGATCGGGGAGCCATGGTGGTGGATCATGCCCGACGGGCGAATTTGCCTTTATGATGCGGCCGCCAATGCGGCGTTTGGCGCGCTGTCGGTCAGCATCCCGAGCATAAAGGGACACAAGACAGCTGCGCAAAAGGCGATGCTCGATAAGGCCGGGCAATTGCTCGCCGTGTCCACAGCATCGATCTGCGATGCGGTGCGGGCAGAGGCGGGTAATGGAGGCGCGCAGACCTTATTGCTGGTCTATTTGCCGACGGTGCTTGACGCCGAAGCGCCCGAGGCCCTGCGCGCGAATGTGCCATTGGGTTGGGCAGCGCCCGCGTTCGATGTGTTGCAGCTGGAAGATTATGACTGGGTCATTGCGGGCAATCATGGGGCAACGCGGCGCGCGGTTCCGTTAATGGCGACGCGCTTGGGCTATCCGGTCGCGCAGCAGCATTATTTCACCGGCTTCGTGCTTCGCCCCGAAGACAAGGCACAATGGGGTGCGATTGCCTTTGCCGCCGCGCAAAGCCGCGCGCGTGGGACGGCGCAGACCTATGTCTGGGCCTTGCCGCAGGTCGCGCGTGATGGCTTTACCTATTTTGATATTGGGCAACAGGAGGATGCGGTGCAGGAATTTGATGATGTGCTTTTCCCGCTGCAAATCGGCCGTGAAGCAGAGATGACGGCCGCATTTTCAACCAATGTGGTGACCACGCTTTCGGGCCATGAACGCCGCAACAGCGCATGGAGCAATGCGCGTTTAAGCTATGACGTTGGTCCGGGCGTTCGGTCGGAAAATGAGCTTGGGCAATTGCTGTCCTTCTTCCGCGCACGGCGGGGTCCGGCGGTCGGATTTCGTTTCACCGATCCGTTCGACAATAGCTCGAACGGCATGACGGGCGCCCCCAATATATTGGACCAAAATCTAGGTCTAGGCGATGGGGTGCGCACAATGTTTCCCTTGCTGAAAACCTATGGCGTCGACGGCCAAGTCCGCCGCATTTCGCGGCCGGTTGCGGCATCGGTTCTGGTGGCGGTGAACGGCGTAACGGTGACCGGATGGTCGTTGGCAGCAGGTGGGGTCATCAGCTTTGCCACGGCACCGCCAACAGGCGCAGTCGTAACCGCTGGCTATCGCTTCGATGTTCCGGTTCGCTTTGCCAACGATCAAATGGATATGGCGCGGGCGACCTTTGGCGCAGGCGACATGCCTCACATTCCGTTGATCGAAATACGAGAAATGCAGTGATGGACGGCTGGATGGAAGGGCCGTTGACCAGCGTTGCTTATGGCTGGCGGCTGGAGCGGGCAGACGGGGTGACATTGGGGTTCACATCGCATGATGTCGATGTCACGCATGACGGCATATTGCTGCGCGCAAGCCCCGGCATGCAGCCAACGACGGTGCTGCAAAGCGCTGGCCTGGATAAAGACGGCTTGGACGTATCCGGCGCGCTCACGTCCGATGACATTCGCGCCGATGACCTTGCGGCAGGTCGCTGGGACGGGGCGTATCTGGAAATATTCCTATTTGACTGGACCGCGCCCGAAGCAGGCAAACGTGTGTTGGCGGCAGGGGAGTTGGGCGCTGTGTCCTTTACCGATGATGCGTTTACGGCGGAGCTTATTGGCTTGCAAGCGCGGTTAGACAAAGCCGTGGCACCGCAAACCTCACCAACCTGTCGCGCACGATTTTGTGATGCCGCTTGTGGTTTGAACAGCGCCCGTTTTCAGCATCTGGCGAAAGTCGCCAGCAGTGATGATAACCGGATTTCGATCACGGCGCCTTTGGCCATTGCCGATGGGCATTTGGCCTATGGCGAATTGCGCTGGCTTTCGGGTCCCAATTGCGGTTCGATGGTAAAAATTGCGCACCATGCAGGTACCGAAATATATGCCTATAGCGCCCCGTTCCATGTCCCAAAAGCAGGCGACCTGATTGCATTGACGCAAGGATGCGACAAGCGCATGTTGACCTGCGCTGGGCGGTTCGGCAATGGCGCCAACTTTCGCGGCGAACCTTATTTGCCCGGCAATGACCTCCTGACCCGTTACCCCGGTGGTAATTAGGGTTCAGCCGCCACGCACTAAGCCCCAAGCGCGAATGGCTGACCGTGCGATGGCCCTTTTGGGGGCGCCGTTCCGGATGCATGGCCGCTCGATCGAAACCGGTTTTGATTGCGTTGGGGTGGCTGCGGCCTGTCTTGTCGACGCTGGCTATCGTTTCGATACACCCACCGATTATCGTCTACGTGGCGAATTTGACGCACGCGCGCAGGCTTTTTTTGCGGGCAATAAATTTCAGAATGTTGATGACGGATCATGGGTCGCAGGCGATATTTTGTTGCTTCGACCCGGCCCCCGGCAGTTGCATTTTGCCGTGCTGGCGCAAGGCGGCGCGGTGCATGCGCATGTGGGTTTGGGCCGCGTCGTATTGACCCCATTGCCGCTGCCATATGGCAACATCAGCCAATGGCGCTTTCAAGGAGACTGACATGGCAACGCTCGTTTTGACCGCTGTGGGTTCCGCGATTGGTGGACCAATTGGCGGTGCAATTGGCGGTGCAATCGGCCGACAGATTGATGCGGAAATATTCGCGCCGCCGGCGCGGCAGGGGAGCCGTTTGAAAGAATTGGCGGTCCAGACATCAAGCTATGGGTCGCAAATCCCCGCAATATTTGGCGCCATGCGGGTAGCGGGCACCGTTATCTGGTCCACCGATTTGATTGAGGAGCGGACGAAAAGCGGCGGCGGCAAGGGACGGCCGGCAACGGTGAATTACAGCTACCGCGTCAGTCTTGCCGTGGCGTTATCGAGCCGGCCAATCGCGCGTGTTGGCCGCATCTGGGCGGATGGCAACCTTATACGTGGTGTACAAGGCGACTTTAAAATTGATGTCCAAATGCGTGTGCATGAAGGGCATGAAAATCAGCAGCCCGATCCTCTCTTGGCCTCGGCAGAAGCGCTTGGGCAGTGCCCTGCGCATCGCGGCATAGCCTATGTTATTTTTGAAGACCTTCAGCTCGCTGAATTTGGAAACCGCATACCTTCGTTGACCTTTGAGATATTCGAACGCGACGGGCCGTTAGCATTATCCGCGTTGCTGAATATGGTTTCGAAGGGCGACATTGCGAGCCAAAGCGCGCTTGAAATTGGTGGCTTTGCCGTTGCCGGCGCGAGCGTGCGCGAAGCTGTTGCCCCGATTTTGGAAACATGCCCGTTGGAACTTGTCATGTGCGACAGCCAACTTGTCATTCGGGACATTGGCGTGGACCAGGATTTTGTCCACAGCATCGACATTGCGGTGGAAGAAAATGGACAGGCTTTGGAAAAAGCAAAGAATGTCTTGCCTCCGGCGGCCAATATTCCGGTCCATGTCGCGCTGCGATATTATGATGCAGAGCGTGATTATCAGGCAGGAATTCAGCAAAGCGGTAGTGACGCAAGTGGTCGTGGTGACATGCGATTGGAATTGCCCGCGGTTCTCAGCGCCGAAACCGCCAAGGCCTTCGTTGAAGCCAAAGACAGCGATGTTCGCTACGCGCGTCATTTCTGGTCCGGGTCAGCCGCAGCATCGACCCGCGCGTATCAACCGGGTGACCATGTCCGAACGGCGGATAACCGGAAATGGCAAATTTCAGAGGTGGAAGTTGGTCTGGGAACCACGCACATCAAGGCCAAGGCGTTGTCCAAGCATCTGGCAATTAGTGCCTCGGGTAGCGCAGCTGGACGGCATGTGCCATCTGTGGATCAGCCAATTGGGCAGACGCGATTATTGGCCGTCGAATTGCCGTTGGTCTCGGGCGGCGATCCCGATAAACCGGCCTTAGCAGTATTTGCAGCAGGCACAGAGGCGGGGTGGAAACGCGCCGCCCTGTCGCTTTCAACGGATGATCAATGGAGTGATATCGGGACCACTGCGCTGCCTGCGGTGATTGGCAATACGCAAAACGCCATGGCGGCGCATCACCCGTTTTTGCTTGATGAGGCAAGCGCGCTGGATATTCTATTGCTGAATGCGGCTATGGTCTTGGCGACCCGAGACACTTCGCCTTTGGCGGCCGACGCGCCGATATTCTGGATCGATGGGGAGTTTGTGCGCGTCGGGTGTATTGTTGCCTTAGGCGGCAAAAGCTACCGCCTTTCGCGGTTCAGTCGGGGTGTAGCCGCGTCGGCAATATACGCGCCTGCGCACGCGGCTGGCGCTCAAATCGTGCTCATCGATGCAAGCGCGACGCTTATCATATCTGAGAATATCTATCAGGTGGGGCAAAGTGTGACACTGGAGGCGCAAGGGCTTGGTGATGCCGCGCCGGTAACTTCCGTCATTGTTGTAGAGGGGCTGGCCATTACGCCGCTGCCGCCCGTCCATGGCCGCGTGATAAAAGACGACAGCGGGAATTTCGATCTATACTGGAAACGCCGCTCGCGGCTTGATCTGGGATGGGTGGACGGCGTTGATCAAGCCCAAGTCGAGGATCAGGAAAGCTACCGCGTTGGGCTGTACATCGATGACCAGATCCTCCGCGAGTGGACTGCGACCGAAAATCACCTGCGCATTTCGGCCAGCGAAATGGCCAGCATCGGCGCGCAGCCAAACAATGTGGTTGTTTTTAAGATACAGCAAATCGGGCGCTTTGCGCTGTCCGATCCGCTGACATTCGGTCTGAGCTGA